TTTCATTAGCAGCGACTAGAGCATCATAGTCAAAAGTCTTGTCTGTGTTAAGCACAAGATTGATTAGGCTCTGCGTTGAAATTTTTGGTGGTTGTTTCTTATCTTTGTATCTGTGGCGAATAAGTTCCAGAGCTGTTGTTAGATTAGACTCTGGAGTATTCTTTGGACTGTGTTGAAATTCATTTAAACGCACGATTATCGTTGTTCGCGGCCAAGTTCTTCTGCGCCACCCGTTGCTGCATCAGTAGCCGCAAAGCCATCAGTTTCTTCTTGATCTAGATCGCTACCTGGTGCTGGAGGTAAACCTGCATCGCCACCACTTAGATCGGCTTGATCTCCGGGCATGGCCATTGGATTATCAACTTGTTCACCAGTCAAGATGCGCACTCCACCATCAACACCTTCACGTGCTGTTTGTAGATTCTGCATTAATGTGTCTAATGTTGTACCAACTGCGTTCTTAAATCCCTCAGCTTGTTCGCTACCAACTTGGTCACGTATCGAATCTAGTAGTTCTGGTAGTTGTTCATTCTGCATCTTGCCAACTTTTTCGATCGCGTCTTGGATTGAATCTACCATGTTCTTAGCGGCTAATAACACTTCAGCATTACCAACTTCACCTTCTACTAGAGTTTGACGATTTTGTTCTAGCCAAGTGTTGAGTCCTTCTTGGACTGTGAGTAGTTCCATATAACGTGGATTGCGTTCTGCTGTGTGTAAGTCCACACTGTGGCGGATCTTATCTAAGTTTGCTGTGATAGTTTCACTTAGACGTTCTGCACGTTCAACGGTTAGATTACTGAAATTTATGGCAAAACCAAAACGGCTTTCCATTAATTTGTTAATCTTACGTGTTGATTTTGTAGACATTTCTGCTAGTTTCATGGTCAAATTCCTATTTAGACTTTAATATATTTAGCCAAGTTTAGGTTTTTCTTAATTTCTTTTTTAACTTGTTCTATGCGGTGTTGTGTTTCTGAGTAGCGATTGCTGTAGAATTCTTCACCCCATGTGTCACCTTTGGCCTGTGATTTCTTATAGCGTATGCGGTATAAACTGGCTTCAAATTCCAATCGATTGAGTAAGCTATCATTGTCGCGTATTTCTCTGGCCAGCTGTGTCTGCTGTTTATGCAGAGCTATGCAGTAGAATATAGCATCTTTACGATTGAAAAAATCAAAAGCCTGCTGGCCTTCTTGCATCACACGCCAGCAGTGATCATTGATCTTAACCACACGATTAGCCCCAACAAGGACGTCAGTGCCGATCTGGTAGCAGAATGGTAGTTCAGAATCTTCTTGGGATATTCGAGCTAGTTCGGTCTGGGTGAATCGGCGGATTTTCTCAACATCAAACTCAGCTGATGATTTTTTTGTAGTAGATTTTGCCATCAGTATTGGTTCGAGTTAAGACATCTTTGACTGTGAGATTGTTGGCCAACAGTTGCTCACGTTCATCTAAGTGGCTTTTTGCGATGGCTGTGTCACCCACGAAACGTTCAAGCAGTTCTTGTTCTTCGTTGGTGATAGGTAATAATAGTTTGTTAGTTAGTTCTACAATCTTCATGTAACTATTTATGTTACTTGAAAAGGGCTGATCCGATAAATCCGATGAGTCCTGCTAGGATAACACCCAATATGCTGACTAGGACGCTGACATTTTGCTTGCCGCGACCTTCAAATTTTTCGTCCAGACTTTCCTTGATGCTGACTAGGTAGCCTTCAAGTTTGTCCATACGATGTTCTAAGTTTTCTAGTTTAGTTTCCAAGTTGCTGTACCTTACAGCACATATCTCAACGTGGGCTTCTAGATTCTGCTTCTCAATTTCTGTTGGTTTGGCCATCTCGCCTTCCTAAGTGAGCGATGCCGTCTTTTGAGTGAGCCTTAACAATGTGCCTTAATATGTGCCTTAATGAATGCCTTTGAGCATCTAATATATTTAGTTGTTGGGTATACTTATAAAGTATATGTTTTTACTTGCGCCATCTGTGTAGAACAAAGGTATGGGTGGCTGTGCAGTCTCATCTAATCCTAAGATGATCGGAGCGTGGGAAAAATCATATTTCAGTACTCCATATGGATCACTATCTTTGAGATATAAGTTTTGAAATTCAACTTCAAATTCAAAAGTCCATACGCGATGGCGACCGGAATAATTTTCACCAAATTTATATCGTGTAAGATCAACAGAGTCTGTTGTTAATTGTTTAACACCCATGATCTGTGTACGTAGCCCTAATACCTGCATGACAGTTTCCCAGTTGCGTTGCTTGTTTCGCATGCGTTCTAATTCTGGAGTATATTTGGTCACGTCTGTCTTGGTGATGTCAATTAAACTGTAACCGCGATGGCGATGTATATTACTATCTATCATTATAAGAGTATTTATTGATAGGAGTTTGAGCCACAAAAAAAGCACCCAAAGGTGCTTTTTTGTAATTAATCAATTATAAAACAGTGAAACTTGTGCCTTCCACTACTTGTGTGCCACTGATGTCAACTTTGTTTCCACCTGCAGATAGTATAGCTGTATTAGCATAGGTAAATGTTGTGGCTGTCAGCCTAGTTGCCGCGGCGTTCGCACCAATCTGGCGTATACGGTGTTGTAGATCGCCTGCATTTAGTGTTCGATCTGCTACTATAAAAATATTAGCTTGATTGGTTGCTGTTGATCCAGTGGTAAAGTAGGCCAATGGATTTACTTCGCTAACTATTGATTCAATAACTCCACCTGTGAAATCGGAATCAGGTACTAGATTTCCGCGTGGAGTAGTTGTTGTAGTTGATCCACCTGCGTTAACTGTAATCACGAATAATTTACTGTTAACGGCATATAGGTTGCCCACTGTGGTTTGCGTACCTACTAGTGTGTTCGCTTGGCCTTGTTTATATTTCTGAAATGTTGCCATTGTATTCTCCGAGAATCTTTCTATTATTTATGCTAGGACAATAGAATGCCTAGTCAAAAAAAAGCACTGTTGCCAGTGCTTTTTAGTTTTAATGCTAACTACAGATCTTACATACCTTCTAGGTCTGTTGGCTCTGTAACTGTTACTGTTGCAGCTGTTGATAGTGTTGCAACACCACCAGATACTGTAAATGTACCTGTATCTAATACTTGAGCGATCGCTGTTGCAACTGCACCGATAGTTGCATTTACGCGGTCAACTACTAGGTAAAGTTCAGATCCATCTGACTTAACTTGGATCAGACCAGCAAATGAACCTAATGCGTCTGTTACTTTTGCTGCAGCTGCATCAGTAGCTAATGCTGCGATACCGCCACTTAATACTACTTTGTACACTGATTGAGCATTATTGCGTTGGATAGTACCACGAGCAACTGCTGTTGGGTTAGTACGTGTAAATGTTGCCATTTTATTTCTCCTATAATTGTACGCTTTCGCGCATGTAATTATTTATGCTATAGGAGTGGAAAAAAAGTATGTTGTTTATAGGCGTTTAAGGAAGTTTGTGCGGCTAAATTCTAATCTGTCTACTAATTTTACTGCACCACCGTCATGCCCAATAGCCACGAAACCTTCCGGTGTGGTTACTCTATATCCATCGTTGGTTTTTTGGAAAGTGCCAATGCCTTCTACCTGCTGTAGCTTACGTAGGAGCATGAGTTTGATCTCGACTATGCGTTTGTAAGTGGCCATGATGCCTAAGAGATTGTTGGCATTGTCTGCTACAAAGTCTTCTTTTTCTTTGATCTTGGCCATGCGATTCTGTGCCGCACGGCTGGTGACTACATCTATGTCCTTGGTCATGAGTTCCCTATAGTAAGTCATGAAATCTTTAAGGAAAGCCGTGGGTTCTGCGGCAAAGGTGCCACTGCGTACGGTCCTATTGATATAGGGTTTGATGTTGCGGGCGAATTCTTTGTTGGTCAAGATGATGTCAAAACGCTGTTGTCCTATCTTTTCCATGGTATTGTATGTGGCAGTCATCATGGATCTGATCTTGCGATCTTCAGTTGGGGTAAGGCTAGCGATACCTGTGAGATCTTTGTAGGTAGCATCATCGAACCATACATCAGGGTTTTTATTCAGTCCTTGTATGTTGACCATGTATCCAGCCCGCATGTCTGCAAGGCTTTCACCTTCATAGCTGGTATGGAATATGATGCCTAGTTTAGCACGTGCTATCTGTTGACCAAGGCTACTGTCTACTGGTACAGCGTAGGTAATAGTATTGGGTGTGAACGTCAGGCATGGTTCGCCATTAATGTCGGCTGTTTCAACCCCACCTTCTTTGAACAATAGATCGCCCTGTATGACTCCCCCTATGCCTAATTTTTTTAGGTGCTGTAGGGCACTGGTTAGTATAGCCGCTAGATCAGGCTGATCACCATAGAACTTTTCTATGTCTCTGGCAGATCTGCAGATCTTAGGTTCTGCCTTGGCAAATACGCTTTTAGTACCTACGAAGAAACGACCAGAATCTGGATCTGTGCCACAGATGATCGCAGGGCTACCATCCCACTTGACTGTGAGTTTAGTAGTAGTGCCTGTGCCTTCTGCCAGCATCTGTCGTAGGCTTTCTATGTAGTCGAGGGCAGACAGAGCACCGGTATAACCACTGTTGAACACTAGATCTTCTAGATGCTCTAGATGTGTGTTCTTGCTTTCTGCTAGCATGAACTGAGGAGTCTGGCGTTTTATTTCAAATAATTTCATTGCTTACCTTTTAGCTGCGCTTGTATTGCTTGCTGTAGTTTGGCTTGTTCTGCTGATGTTGGAAGACCGGGTTTAGGTGCAGCTTGTATTTTGGTAGTATCTACATTAGTAGCAGTTGGCTGTGTTGGTGCACTAGTAGCTGGTGCTGGTGTTGCGGTAGCCGCTGGTTGTATTGGCATAGGTGTCTGTGGAGCTGGCGGCGAAAATCCATCTACTTTAATGCCTCTTGATTGTAGCTTCTGTGCTACATAATATAATACTTGTCTTCTAATATCAGGATTAGCAGTTTCACCTTTATTTGGTAATTGCAGTGCAATAGTTTGCAAAGACTGTTTCTGACCAGCGTTAGCACGACTGGTTATAATGTCAACAAACTTATCGTATTTGGCGTATCTCCGAAGAGCATCTTGATCTACAGTTGGGGTCCTTAGGGCATTTTTCTGTTGATCACGTGTTTGGACCGTCTGTGGAGCGATGGCTTTGGCGACACCTTTCCAAAATCCCGCTTCATTAACAACTTCATTAATCTTCATCTTTGATTTTCCTTATACCGCGGGTGAATTTACTAGGATCCTGACCTTTGATTGCGTTTAACAAGCGATTTTCTAATTTAGTAGCTGTATCAACATCATAGTTTTCACGGATATACTTTATGAGGTTGATAGCACCATTGATGATATTATTAGCACGGCTCTCAAGGAGATTTTCCTTGTCTTTGTGTGTGAGTAATTCGTCAAGCTCGGTAAGTATGCTGCGGGTGCGTTTCTGCACGGTGTTCACTCCAGTTTAGAGTATTTATCGAAGATAAGATAAAGTTTATTCTACTTTTTTAAGTCCTGCAAGCATAGATTTAAGTTTACTACTGTCTACACCTGCTGGTATTTTAGGAGCGTCTTCTGTAGGATTTACCGTACTACCAGTCTTGATCTGGCTTAGAATGTTAGTAGCACCAACACCACGTAGGCCGCTTTCTTGTGCTTCTTCACCTGGATCTGTGATACGCAAGGTTTCTAAATCATACTCTAGATCCACTTTCATGCCAACACCACTTGAACTACGTGTTTTCATAAGTTGTAGTTGATAGCGACCACGCTCACGCATAGCACGGCTTGTAAAAATACCAAACACATTATCTGCTGTGTTGATCTTACTCAACCCGCCTGCGATATGGCTGTGATCAAATTCAATTTCTTCTACAGCACCACGATTAAGTTGTGAAGCAGTGATCATCAGGATGTTGAGTTCTTTAGATAGGTTCCTTAACTCCTCCGATACATATTTGTCTTTGACGAACAGATCATTTGGCGATACCTTAGCACTGACAGGCATGACCAAATCTAAATAATCTACCATGATGAAATCTATCTTAATACCAGTCTGGACCTGTAGCTCTTTTAAATAACTGCGTATCTGATTTACATTTGACTGTGCTGGCATATATTTGATCTGTAGCACACCAGACTTCTTACCGGTCATCTTGACCTTCATTTCGACCATATCTAGATCTTTGAATACTTCTTTAGTGCTGACATTAGCTACCATACTATCCATACGCATGGCACAAAGTCCTTCACTGAGTTCTAGTGTTAAAAATACGCCACTAAGTCCTTGCGTGACCCAATTGATCGCTATGTTCTGCATGAACAGGGATTTACCTGAACCAGAACCACCTGCAAAGATGTTTAGTTCACCGCGGTTCATGCCACCAAATAATCGTTTATCAAGAGTTGGCCAGCCTGTGCTGACTTGTCCGTTATTACTCTTGATCGCTAACAATCTAGCACGTGGATCTAAGAAATAGTCTGTGCCCATGTCTTTGGTCAATGATATCTGTACAGCATCTTTAATCAATTTCTCAACTGGATAATAGTAACA